ATACTTCTTGCAAGACCGTAGTAAAGAAACTAGCAAATTACCAATCTAGGAATGTTTGTGCCATGGGGAACCTTACTTCAAATATCTAGATAGTATTCTGAGAGATTGGAAGCAGAAAGGCCTAACAACTGTTGAGTTGGTTGAGAATAGGCAGAAGCCTAAACGTTCTTTCAGCAATCAAGAAAGACCTTTGAGATTATCCGATGACGGATTTGATCCACGACTTGGGTTCTAGGAGGGTGCTATGCGAACAGTATCAAGCAAAGAACTACAGACTAGAGCCTTGCGGGTTGAAACATTAAGAGACCAATGCCCCAAGCATGAAGGCGTGTATATGTGGCGCTCAGTCAATCCTTGCACTCAGAACGTGCTGACCTATTGCCCTGAATGCACGCAAGAAAAAATCAATAATCAAGCAGGCGAACAACTGGCTCAAGCTGAAGCACAAATCAGAAATACAAGGTCTTACTCTTTGTTTGCTAAAGAAAGTATCATACCGACTGATTTAAAAAATGCCACTATTGGGAACTTTGAAATTCACACAGAGCAGGATTCGGAAGCAGTCAATTTCGCTAGAAGAATAACACTTGCTTATGTGAAAGAACAATACGAAGGGAATACGATTATCAGCGGACCGCCCGGAGTTGGGAAGAGTCATCTAGCAGTTGGAATTGCTAAGACGTTGAACGAGAGTTTCCAGAAGTTCCAAATGAAGCGTTCGGTCGTGTATCTGCCTACTGTCGAATTATTCTCACGAATGAAAGACGCATTTAGATACAAGGATTCTAAATGGGATGAACGGCAGACGATTAAGTTCTTGCAGGAAGTTGACTACTTGATTTTGGATGACATCGGCAAAGAGTCAAGTGTAGGTGACGATATCAAGCAAGGAAATAGCTGGGTTCAAAAAGTCCTGTATCAAATACTTGAAAACAGGACGAACACAATTATTACTACGAATTATGGAGGCGGACATCTCAAGAAATTATATGAGAAAAGCCTTTTAGACAGGATAACGAAAGGAAACATGAAAACCAATGCGTTCAAATTTAGCGATGATACGCAGTCAAGAAGAACAATTTCAGCAAGTGACTACTAAGGAGCGTCAGCAGATTATTGATCAGTTTGAAGCAAAACACTACGAACTATCTGACTTGCTGAAAGAACGGTTGCTGATTACAAGCGACTACCAGTTTACAAGAAAGATGAACGAACTAAGAACCTTTGCCAGAAATGGCGGAATTTATACGAGTTAGGAGGGGAAATGGTAGTTGAAAAATATGAATTCGAACAGGAACTTAAAAGATTTTTATCTGTTCCTCTAAAATTAAAAATTTTACGAGAATGCTACTTGTATTTGTTCATCAAAATGGCTAATGATACGACAGATATAACATTGGATAAGTCTACCGTACATTCTAGCGATGGAACAAGCAAGACAATCTATACAGTAACTGTGTATAACTAAAAAAGCACCTGACGGCAATCAGGCGCATACTTAAATAATTTAAACCATTATATCACAAAAATGCTTGCCCGCATAGTTGAGAGGATGTAAAAAATGGAAGGTATAACGCTACAATTACGATTGGATGGCGAAAGTGCTGAACTGTTCACAAATCAATTATTAGCTTTTGCTGAAAAGCAGGTCAAGGAGCAGTTAGAGAATGAACGCATGCCAATCAATCAACAGGATTTGATGAAGAAGTTCGGCTTCACTCATGGCTATATCAAAAAGTTAGAACGCAAAGGATTAAGATTTCGTAAGCAAGGGAAATATATTATGTACGATATCAATGATGTTTATGAGATTTTGGAATTAGAAAAAGAAGTACGAAAATTAAGAGTATAAGGAGATAAAAATGTTTGAACCACCACTAATCAACCAGCTTTTAGGAACTGGTGCAGTGATTTTAGGATTTATCGGTGCTGGGATTTTAGCACGACAAATGGAATTGCACGAACTTGAGAAACAACGAAAGTTGGAAGAACGAGATACGAAGATTATACAAGTGTTTAACGAAGCGGTTGAAATCGGTCGTGAGCTTGAACGTGAGGAAATCCGTCAAAACATCCGAAGAGATTTTCAAGGCTTCACGTTTGACAATGAACGTCCTGAGGGGTTAAAACCAGAGCCGTTAGCTTTGCCAGAACCTAAGAAGGCGATTATGAAAGTGTTACGCTGAGGTTGGAAAATGTATATCTGGGAATGCGTCTGCATTGATTGTGGACATGAATTTGAAGTTATAGATAGCTACGCACCTCTTGAGTGTAAAGAGTGTGGTAGTTGTGAGTTGAGCAATGAATTTAAAGGGAGGGCATACGTCTAAATGACAGTAAGCAGAGATATGGAAGAAGTAGAAGCTAACGTGTTGAATTACATAGTAAATCACGGGACTTTTGAACAACCTGTTAGTTCGCTAACTATCAAATGGAAGTTCAATCTATCCAAACGTAGACTTGAAATGATTGTTGAGAGTTTGCGAGTTAATTTTGGACATCCGATTGTGGCGAAGAAGACTCAACCAAGTGGATATTATATTCCACGAAACGAGGAAGAGCGACAAGCTGGAACTGCACCTTATCGTAGGCAGATTTTAACCGAGCAGAAAAATCTATCAGCGGTTATGGCAGTTGATTTAGAGGAATACTGGCGCAGTGCGTAGATGGCTCTAAAATCGCCTGTATGCGATTTTCAGAAGCAGGTATATAAATTATCGAACGAAGAATAAAAAACGGAAATAGACCCCAAATTTGAAGAATGAGGGGCGTAGGAGAGAAACGATGAACATTTATGATATAGATGAAACTCTAGACTGGCTAGAAAGCATGGAATTAGACGAAGAGTCTTTGCGTGATAATATCGAAGCAATCGTTGAAGACGCGGATATCAATCGTCTTATGAACAACGTGGCATGGGCTAATAGCAATGATAAGGCTTTGAAGGATGCTGCTAAGTCTCAGAAAGAGAAACTGACGGACAAGATTAGATCGGCAAATAAGCGAATTGAACGACGAAATGAGATTGCTTTTAAAGTATTAAGCAGATTGAAAGATTACAAGCTGAAGACTGAAGAATATAGTTTCTGGGTACAGAAGAATCCTGTAAAGATTGAATACGACGAACAAGCAATTCCAGATGAATATTTCAAGATGGTTCGTGAATTAGATAAGGACGCTATTAAGAAAGCATTGAAGGATGGAATTGAAATTTCAGGAGTTTCTCAAACTCAAACAGAAGGAGTTAGAATCAGATAGGAGTTAGGATATGAAAAAGTCAGAAACATTAACAGAGTTCAGCAAGGCTTTTGCGAAAACTCAACAAGAAATGAAGCAACCTTTAAAAGATGCCAACAATCCATTTTTTAAAAGCAAGTATGTACCACTTGAAAATGTGGTAGAAGCTATCACAGAGTCAGCGAGTAAGAATGGTTTATCATTCACACAGTTTCCGTCAAGCGATGAAGATGGGAATGTCACAGTTGGGACGCTGGTGATGCATAGTTCAGGAGAGTGGATTGAATATGATCCAATCAAAATGAAGCCAGTCAAAAACGACCCTCAATCAATCGGGTCAGCTATCACTTACGCTAAACGCTACGCATTATCTGCTATTTTTGGAATAACCAGCGATCAAGACGATGACGGGAATGAGGCTACACAAACAAAAAAGCAACAACCTAAAAAAGTCAATGACCCAGTTATTTCTGTAGAAAAAGCAAACTACTACTTGAAAGAAATTGCTACTATTTCTGCTGAAAAAGGCAAAGAGGATGGTTCTATCGTTAAATGGTTCTTGAACCATCTTGGAGTAGTTGACTATAAGATGATTAAGCAGTCTCAGATTGAAGATGCGGATATGTTACTTGGTAAATTGAAAGGAAACTAGAAAATGTTAAATAATGTCGTATTAGTTGGTCGTTTGACAAAAGACGCAGAATTGAGATACACGCAGTCAAATGTGGCAGTCGCTACATTTACTCTTGCAGTGAATCGCACATTTAAAAGCGAGAATGGAGAGCGTGAAGCTGATTTTATCAATTGCGTTATGTGGCGCAAGCAAGCTGAAAATCTCGCTAACTGGGCTAAGAAGGGCGCTTTGATTGGAATTACAGGACGCATTCAGACTCGTACTTATGATAACCAGCAAGGTCAACGTGTCTATGTGACAGAGGTTGTGGCTGAGAATTTCCAGCTTATGGAATTTAAGAAAGATGGTGGTCAACCATTAGATGACAACCACGATCAGCAATCGCCTAATTTTGCTAGAAATTCAAATCCGATGGATATTTCGGATGATGATTTGCCATTTTAATGTTTGATAGATTGGAAAAATATGACTGAATTAGTAAAAGTAGACGTGCAGTGTCCGTTTTGTGGGGAATGTTATCACAGAATGGTTAAGATTAAACCTTCATCAATTCGTTGTAGAGCGTGCAGTAAGTTTCTGCATTTGAAATGGACAGGTAACACACCAACAAGCACGAATAAAGCAGGTTTCGGGCGGTTAGCGTATGATCCGTATAACAACAATGAGGAGATTATGGAACTGAATGAGGTGTTCACAAAGACATGAAAGAACGATTGATTTTGAAATTTGAGTTGAACAGGAAACAGATGATCAACGCAAACGACAGACCTCACTTTCATCAAAAAGCTAAAATCACTAAGTTCTTACGGCAGTTAGCCGAATATGAGGGCAACAATGTACTGAGAGATTACTTTGGATTGCCTTACAGCGAGGACAAGCCTTGCAAGGTTAAGGTTCGGATATATCCTCCGACAAATAGGAAGTATGACCCACCGAACTGGTCGCCCACAAGCAAGGCTTTGTTTGACGGTTTGACGGACGCAAAGATTTGGACAGATGATAATTACAATGTGATAGTATCGACTGAATTCATGCACGGTGGCAAGTCTGGAAATAAGAATTACAGAATTGAACTGGAGATTTATGAGTATCACGAGATATTGCAAAGGATAGTGGATGGGATTTGACAAAAAGGAATTGATAAAAGGTTATCAACGCACAATCGAGCAAAACGAAGAGAAGATAATCGAGTATTCGAAGCCGTGCGATTCACGCAAGAGACGCATTAGAGCGTTGGAGCGTGATTTGTTGAAGAAAAAGAACAAAGAATTGAGGAAGAAAATAAAGGAGTTGGAAGATGAATAAGCAGGAATTGATTGATTATTGTAACGTCTTAAAAGAAAGTAAAAGTAGATTTATCAATTGTATTGATGTAGACAGAATCATCGATACAATCAAACAACTAGACGAACCGCGAAAAGTCAAAGTTAAGAAGTTTGTGGCGGATTGGTATGAGGAACACAAAGACGAATTTGAGTACAATGTGTGGGATTGGTTATCTTCAAAAAGCGAGTCGGGAAAGATTGATAGTAAGTTCGCTTTTTGGTTAAACGACGTAGATAATACACCTATTCAAACCCTTGTCAACATGCACCAATTCGGCTACGAGGTTGAGGAAGAGAAGCGGTATTTTGTGAAGGTTAAAGCGACAAAACACTACATTTCTAAAGATGGAATTGGGAAAATATTTTTCTCTTTAGCATACAAAGAAAGTTTTACAAAAAAAGAACTAGAAGAAGCTGGCTTCGGATGGGTGTTCGATTGCCCAGGGATTGAGATTGAGGAGGTGGAGTGATGAGTTATGAGTGTTCAAACTGTTGCAAAGAACTCGAAGACGAGTTTCTGATAGTGCAAGAGAATCATGTTATTCTAGCATTATTTAATGATGTTGAAAATTGTTTCTGTAGTCAGCAATGTGTCAATGATTTTTTGATGATTGAATCTAAGTACTTATCAAATGGAGACATACCATACGATGGAGAGGAGGTCACAGATTGAAACGATTCATAGCAATTTGGATTCTGCTATCTGCTGGACTAAACATCTGGCAGATGGACAGGATTCGAGATTTGGAAGAGAAGAAGCCGATGGTTGTCTATAAATCTGATAACGCAGGCGCAGAGATATTTGGCAAGGTTGTCGAGAAAAAACGACATGGGAAGCTATACACGCTGACAATTCGTGATTGCGGTATTTTCGTAGTTACGAAGGACGTGTATGATAAAGTGAAAGTTGGAGATGAGGTTTTGTTGTGAAATTCTTGGATTTATTCGCAGGAATTGGCGGATTTCGTCTTGGTATGGAGTCCGCTGGGCATGAATGCGTTGGATTTTGTGAAATAGACAAATACGCTAGAGCCAGTTATAAAGCGATACATAACACAGAAGGAGAAATTGAATTACATGACATTACAAGAGTCACAGATGAGTCTATTCGAAGATTCGGAAGTGTGGACGTTATCTGTGGAGGATTTCCGTGCCAAGCTTTCTCAATTGCAGGAAACAGACGAGGTTTTGAAGATACACGAGGAACTTTGTTCTTTGAAATCTGTAGGTTCGCATCTGTTCTCAGACCCAGATATCTATTCCTTGAAAACGTCAAGGGACTCCTCAACCACGACAGAGGAAATACCTTTGAGGTCATCCTCTCAGCGTTGGATGAACTGGGGTACAACGTGGAATGGCAAGTGCTTAACAGCAAGAATTTTGGAGTCCCCCAAAATCGGGAGCGTGTGTTCATTATCGGACATCTTAGAGGAGAATGTACCAGAAGCGTTTTTCCTATCAGCGGGGAAAGTGAACAATCTGATCATCAACCACCAAAAATAGAAATTATAGGCAATACTAAAAATCCGAGTGGCACAAGGAAAGGAACTAGAAGCGTGG